ATTTCTTTGGTATATACCTGGTCTTCCTCATAATCATTAAACTTTTTTTGCCAATAATCTGGTGCAATGTAATCCCATATGATTGCCATTTGATCCTCGTTTAAACCATTTAAAAACTGCTGTCCGCTGTCACAATTGTATATAACCCACGCACTCAGTTCACCTTTTGTAATAGCAAGACATATCGCATTAGTGCCACCTTTTCGCAATAAATCTGAGTATACGTTATTGGTTAACTCTGCCCAGTTAACACCATGCCGTAACCCACGACTTAATGCATCGGTTGAATGTTCGGTATGTAATAATTTTAACTTATATTCAGCATACGTCGAATCCTTTGCCCAATGATCTAATTTTTTTCCACTTCCAATCACAAAATCGGCAAATTTAGCTGGATTAATAGCATTGATATCATTGCAATACCTACCAAACTTTACAAAAGCATTATAATATGAACTTTTTATAAAATCCTCCTCCGATTTTAATTTAGCTGACCCTTGTGAATATTCATAGAATTTTAGGTATGTGTTAAACCCATTACGAACACCTTTTTCAGTTCGTTCATTGTATCTTTTCTTTGGTTCACATAAATGAACGATTAATGATTTTTCACGCTTAAAATCTTTATTACAAAATTTACAAGCATAGACCTCAACTTCCGCTGTCTTTTGCATATTTTGTCAACTCCCGTTTAGTAACGAAATTACTTAATACTTCAATATCTTCTTCTTTGTATAGGGGGTACATATCAGTTAATATCCGTTTAATATCTTGTTTGCTTTTGGTGGTTTCCTTTTTCTTAGCCTTAATCCAAGTGTGGTTTTGTTTGCCTATACCTGGACTACTAGCAACCAATGATAGGTATTGTAATTTTGGATGTCTACCAATATCAAATAAATGTTTATTGCTGTAATGATTGGTACTTGCTAGATAATAGTGCTGTAATTCATTTGACCCATCAACACTAGCCATCCATTTATTAGTTAGGAATGCAGTGAACCCTTTCTTCTCTTCATCAGATAAAGAATCATACAATGTATAATCTTTCTTATCCAATGATGCCAATACTTTAAAAATATCTAGCTTATGTGCCATTTTACCATGCCTTGCTATAATCAACGACTTCACAATTACGCGATACCGTACTAATGAAATATACCACAGGTGCACCAGGCTCGTCACTTAGTGGCACAGCTAGATACTGCCCGTTTTTTAGTTTTGGTGAATACCACTGAACTTCATTGTATATATCAACGACTTCAATTGGTAAAAACTCTGCCCTTGTACTACTAAGACTATTAAATTCAAATACCTTGAAATCTCTATCATTTATACTAGTTAATTGCATTGCTTCTAAGTCACCCAACTCTTCTTCACCAATTAGCACATGCCAATCCAATGGCATTTTGATCACATGTTTGCCTATTTTAAGCACCAGCGATGGACTAGCGAAACTCTCTAAGAATATAAGGGGAATATAAAAATAATCTGGTTCTTTTGGGTTACTGTTATCTAATATTGCAAATCGCAAATCATCTATTTCTTCTGGCAGGGAGTCTAGGTTATAACTACGGTTGTCATCTAATGTGTGTATTCTCATTCTGTTAGTATATACTATTTTTCACTTCCAATCAAGTTTTTCTATAGAAAAAGGATACCCTGCCTCACGATAAAAGGATTTTCGTTTTCCTAGATGCCGTTTGGCAAATTTACATGTGCTTGTTATGTCCCAAATCTGAACAAAGTCTTTGTCTTTTGCCTTGCGAACTCCCCGGCCAATTGACTGAATAACCCTAACGAAAGACTTACCAGGCTCAATAAGCACAAGGTTGAAAATCCTAGGAATATTAATACCAACGGCAGCAACGCCATATGTTGCAATAATGATTTTATCATCTGTGCCAGCCACTTCATCATAATGTTCTTGTCTATCCTTTCCTTTCGTTGCGCCACTTACAAATACTGAACCATCCAATCGTTCAACCAATTCTTTGCCAGCACTAATCCGATCCACCAATACTAACGTGTTTCCAGATGAATTTGCTTTTCTTATTAAATCAGCCATTGCATCTAGGCGACTTTCATCTGATAACAAATACTTTAATTCACTCTGATAGTTAGTATGTTCAACAAGATCTATTAGTTGCACTATATTCACATGGCATTTAGCCAATACTCCTTGATTCTGCAAGTCATAAGCACTAATTTTATTTATTACTGAACCAATACTTACTTCCAATGCTTTGAATTCAAAATCTTCCTTTGGCATAGTTCCAGTAAACCCCCACCTTAATGGTATATGTGCCATTGCCCCTGTAAGTAATCCTTTCAATGCATCAGCTTTGATTCCATGACAATTTGATACAACTGCATCATTGGCTATATAATTGTGACTATTTCTAATATGTAAATTATAAACCTTTTTTGGTTTCTTGATTATTTTTATTGATATCAATTTCGTATAATGCCTTGATTCTTTGCTGTATGTGCTAATGGTTACAACCTCTAAATCTGCCGACAAACAATCTGCCCTTACCCACCCATTGCTAGTTAAAAACTTGTGGTTTGCGGTAACATTAATAACCTTATCATTATCAAATGTTAGTTCCAACATATCTTCACTATGGCTATCTGCTAAGTTTTCATGAACTTCCATAACAATGTCTTCTTTGTAACATTGAACAGATTCATCCAAGTTTATTACAATATCACCTTTCTTAATATCCTTGATCGGGGTTTCACCAGTGCGTGTTTTAATCAATGTATCTCCATCAAAACACTCATCAACGATTACACATACCACCCCCTCTAAAAACTCACCAATTGTAATATCGGTTGATTGATTTTTGGTTTGTTTCAGTAAACTATTAAGACTTTGCCAGGTGCATACAGTATGTTGTTTGCCATACTCTTTCCTGTCCCCATAGAATACACCAACATCCAATTGCATATTAATGTAATCTTCTTCTGTTTGCACTACCAATGACTTGTTTGGCACGATAACAATACTTCTGCCATATTGTTCAACCCGTTCCGATAACGAGGCTGTCATTAATGTATTATGATGTAATACCCCTTGGCTATCATAATACAGATGCGGGGCATCTATGCCAATATCATAATATACTGTATCATTAATTGGACGAATGGTTTTGATTTGCACTGCCCCGCCAATAGCATCGATCATATCACCCTCAATCAGTGTATCAGCCAATACATCGTTGTTGTTTTGTTGTAAAATATGCTTATTAGCACACTTCACCCTCATTCCATTAACCAACCCAATCTCTATTCCATCAAGATCATACTTTTTAATGATATGGTTTATCAACGTAACACCTGTTGGAGTGTTAATATGGCATCCCAAATCCCGAATATCTACTTCTTCATTATGCTTGAGACTTACGTGTTTGTGCTTTTCTATTGCATCTGCTAACTGTCCAAATTGTATATTAAGATTCATTCATCCTTTCCTCTATTAATTCTTCTATATTGCATCTTGCGTTGGTGTAATCATCGGTATCCCATACGATGATTACCGTGTACCCTCGATGTTCTGCTAACTTAATTTTAGCATTATCCCTAGCTAGCACAACATCAGCAGATTCTTCACTGAACAAAGATGTCCATCTACTTTTATCTGATTCCGAGAGCAATTCTAAATTAGGATGAAATTTCGACCCATTAAATTCAGCCATAATCTTTAACGACGGGATTGTGAAATCATAGAAATATAAAGTTTTATCATCTCGCAAGAAATACTCCTGGTTATTATCAACACCCAAGTATATAGGAATAATATCCTTGTATTTTTCATAAATGTTTTCAAATACCATCAATGATTGATTGGAAGCTCTGGAGAGTTTAACCATTTTCCGTTCATTTATGGTAGGATCATTTTCCAATGCTCTGTTATAGGACTCTAGCCATCGTGCGATCCTTGCATTATACTTCCGCAATCCTTCTACTTTTCCATATCTCGTTGCATACCACTCCAACCCATTTCTGACCTGAACTTCTGATACTTTTTTCTTCGCATCAGCGATGGTATACCCCTTCTTAACCCAATACTCCTCCGTTCTTACTGAATACCCTCTTGCTCCCTTTGCTGAGGCTGGTGACTTTGCTGATCTCACTGTTTGCGCCTCGGATACTTTAATTTTAGCCTCTTCTTTGGAATAACCCAATGCAGTCCAATGTATTATTCTATTTGCGAACTTTCGTGTCTTATGATCGGAAAATGCTGTTAAAATCTCTGTTGATTTGCTGATAGGAAAAATAGTAGACAATTTCTCTATGGTTGCATAATTTGCATTATCCGCTGAACACTTGCACGTTGCCACAATAAATTCATTTTTTCTAAACCCAATGATTAATTCGTTATTGCACTGAAAACAGAAGCGTGTATTCACCTTGAATTTATGATATCCACTGTATGGCATGTAATAAACGGTTTCATTTCTATGTTCAATTGCATCCCATATATTAATGTTTAATTGTTTTCTGGAAATCATTGATTTCCACATCTTTCGTTGATATGTATTGCATAACATCTCCACATCCATAATGCTGCCCCTGTTGCTATTTTATGTATTTAGCAAAAAGAGACCAAACTCACTTTTTTCATCAATAATAATATCCAATTCGGAATCATAAGTTTGACATTTGCCAGATCCAGTAGCAATCTCTTGTAAACATTGGGGGTTTTTCAAAAATGCATTGATGGCTTCCACCTGATAATCTCGCATTTGAATTGGCTGATCGGCGCATGTGTGCTTCATTGGCCAATTAATCCCCTTGTAACTATTTTCGGTAACTTCATCAAAATGGAATGTCGTTTGGTATTCTCGCAAATCATTTAATTCAACTGCGTAACCATCGCTATCTAAAATAGGCAATATAATTGGCAACAGATTAATGTATGTGCTACCACCTAGCTGGAAAAATGCTATTTTGCCATCCCATCTACCCAATTTAACAGAAGGTAGATACCTTGCGTGGGGGATTAGATACTTTAATTTATTGACTAATTTTTTTCTAGTCCCAAGATCTAGTCCTGTGATCTTGCAATTCACTTCATCTTTTACAGTAATTATAGCTTGCTTCATAGATGTATTATACCATAAATCAAAAACTATTGTGCATACATTTGATCTACACTAATGCTTTCCGATTGGGTGAATCATTTCAAAAACTTCATCGTTGATAGAATGAGTACGGCACGAACCATTGGAAAAATACGAAGGTGCGACATCATACACCCTTCTTTAATTGGTTAAACAAAGAAGGGTGTATAATACCACAACAAACCGCACAACCAAATACTTTCGTATACAGCAATGCATGGGTTAGAATGGATTAATGGATTCTATTATACCACTGGTGGGGTTTGAACTGGATCTACTAGTTGGTTATATTCAATCCGTTGCCCATCATTTACGAGAAAAACCCAAGACCCCATGTAGGAATTATCAGTTGCATGTGCAACATCATCGATCCGAATCGTATTCTTATCATCAAACCCAGCATGCAGTGGGGCAAAGGCTACATAACTTGCGCTAGTCTCATCGATTATAGTGTCTCCGTATGTGCCGATGAGTTGATTGTGATCAGCTTCCATTGCTTGCACCGCAAGCGTGCCATTGGTTACAGTCATTGATACAGGAACTGTGCCCTCTATCAATGTATCTGACTGAAACGACCCAAGTTCAACCATCTCTGACACCTGATCAATCGGGGTGGGTGATGTTACTACCTCACCATTGTATACCTCAACACCGTTGTAATTTACAACAACAGACACATTGCCATTCTCGGCGTGTGCATTTCCATAAAATTTTACTGTTCTATTTGCCATTTTTTTCTCCAAAGTATAAAAAAATCATATCGGTATTTATGCTTTATTTATATTCTTCGCACTATATCTTCTTCTATGCATTTTTCACCATACTGAATTTCGATGATATTAAGCCTTTCATCAGTATTGTTCTCTAGTTTATGCCAATGTTCCAGTGGGATTTTAATTTGATCAAACTTTTTTAAATTATCATATTTAACATTCCCAATCATCACCGTTCCAGATCCCCCCGATACAAACCAATGTTCACTGCGAAATTGATGTTTTTGCGTACTTAATGACTTACCGGGATCAACAGATAACAATTTTACTTTATACCCAGTACATTCATACAACACACGATAATATCCCCAATCTCTGTCTGTCGTTGGTGCTTTCCATTCATCTAATATCCACCTTGATGAATTCTTCTTATATCCACCACCAATCCCATATGCGAATGTCACTGTTGCATCATCCCTAAATGCATCTACTTCAGGAATGTTCGTTGATTTCCGATCACCTCCATTGGCAAAAATAATTTCACAACCTTTATAATGGTTTTTAACTTCGTTAATCGCATCATTTGCTGTGTCATCATCATCATCAAATGGTATAGTAGCATCAACTACACCAATACTTTGGACAATTGTTTCACGCTCTGTGTATGGCATAAATCCCCGACCCTTCTTACGAATAAGCCATTCATCACTGTTCACCCCGACAAGTAGCTTATCACCTAACTTTCTCGCATGTTCTAAGTATGCTACATGACCACTATGCAGGGGATCAAATCCACCAGTTACTAGTACAACAATCATAGATTCCCAAATCCCGTTGTGCTTTTATCTAACCAAGGCAATATTAAATCATCCTGATGCAAATATCCCCGTGCATTAATCCCATTTACAGCAGTTACAGGCAATAAACCAGTTTCGGCTAATTCATACCAATTCGGTAATCTAGGGTATAACGGTGTAATATTACTCTTATAAACCACGACACTAATCCAAGGATCATCGAGTTGTATATTAAAAAACCCAGTACTACAGTCAAACCCATTAATAACCAACATATGAATAAGACTTACCAATGAATGATGATAGAACTGGTTATTTTGCAATGAGATTTGCTGTCTATTATATTCAATATTAATGGTCTGTGGTAATATCAATACTAGCATACCACTCTCATCAAGCATACTATTCCAATTTTTCAATGTTTGTATCGGGTTTAATGCATATTGGAAACTATCATGACTCCAAATAATATCATACTTTTTATCAGTTGTGTATTTTTCAAAATCACTAGAAATATATTCAATGTTATCATATTTTTCAGATATATTAATATGATCTAATGTATCAATGCCGGTGCAATTTATTTCCAATGGGATATAATTTTCATTATCATCTTCTGCCATTCTAGTTGCCCACCACTCTAGGTCAGCACCAGTGCCACATCCCATATCGCACAATGAACTAACACTATCCATGAAATCATTGTATTGGTATAACAAGTTCAATACTTCTAGACTATGGTTATGGCTTTCTTCTTCTGATGTAAACATTATACGGTAACATCCTCCATTCCTGCTGTTCTAAGTTTGGTAATATGACCAAGCATAAAACTCTTCTGGTCTAATCCTTTTAGAATAGCTAACCAACGATTACGCAATAATGCAACATCATTCATTAGGATTTCAAAAGTCACGACCTCATCTTCACCATCGACGTACTTTTCTGCATCTCTACTACTTAATGCACGATTATAACTTTCAAGATAATTCTTAAAGTATTTACGTCTAATCTGCCGTAATTGAATATCCAAGTATGCTAACACCGCTTCTATCTCTTGCAATTGATAAAAGCGGTGTTCTGTAATACCTGGCAACTCCTTAATATTCACCTCAACATTGCCATTTATCTTAACTTCTTTTTTCGCATTGGTTAATTCATTATTGAAGTATTCAATAAATTTAGGTATATTGGATAAATCATTTGTTATCTTTGAATACCACATATTATATATCTAAGTACGGGAATACTTCTCTCCAATTAGTGCTACGTCTATGATCTATTTCATCCAAATATAACTTCATTTGTTCAATTTTACCCATTTCATATTCTGAATATTGTCGCAATTGCATCGTTATGCCTTTCATCATTTTATATGCCTCTTTATTATCCGCATTTACCAAATCCTGACCCATTAAATCCAATACTTCACCAAAATCTTCCTCCCACATTTGCCATGGCATTATACGAGGATGCAAGAAATCCCAATGCACAACTAAGCCAAAATATTGCGATACTTTTTTTAATTTACGCCACTCAATGAGTTTGTGCTGAAGATACTTCATATGTTTTATAGACAGGTTGCTGATAGTCTGATTAACGTTAATCCTTAACCAATCTTCTTGACCTAACATATAATACATATTTCTTTCAAATAAACTTAGATCAATTCCATACCTCGCATATTCTTGTCCATTCCCCCACGAATCAATGCTAGCGGTTATATCTACTCTTTTTACTTTCTTATTATGCACCAGAATTTTCAATTTATCAATATAAGAACAAAATTTTGAGTGTGGGATTGATAAATTACTCACTATATTCATTTCTAATAATTCGTTCGGATTTTCATTGAAAAAGTCAATACATTTATCCATGTCCTGCTGGTAGAATGGTTCGCCACCTAATATATGAAATCTTAATAAATTGGATGAATGTTCTTTCATCCATTCCCAAAATTTACGCTTAATATAATCGTATTCCTCGTGTTTATTGTATACTGGGAATATTTCTTCATAACCAGAGTATTCTGATCGGTTAAAACCATGCCTGAAACCACCAAATTTACTAATTTCCTGTTGAATTCTAGAACTGAGTTTTGGCACACAATACACACATGCTAAGTTACATTTATTATCAAAATAAACCTCAACAGTTGTTGGTGTTACTTCGGTGCATTTTTTATCTAAATCTAGTTCTGATGGGTATCCTGTGATACCTTTTTGGAACATTCTATCACTAGTACCACCAGCTAGTTCAACATCATGGCAAAATTCACAACCTATCCCGATAGGCCAGTCACCATCAAGCATTGTTGCGCGTTGTTCTAGCTTCTCTGCTGTATTATGAAAGTTGAAAGTATCTATATCAAACGTATGATGGTTACAACGATGACAAGAGTCTGTTTTGCCATCGAATAGGCGAATCGTACTCCATGTCCATTTTAATTTACATGCACTAGCAGTTTGTATAGGGAATATCCCATTAGGATTCATCTTCTATTCCACCGAATGCATCCTCTTCCTCTTCATAATCTTCAACATCAATATAATCTAGTAATGATTTTTTTATGTGAGGATCAGTATTATATTCATTTATATCCACAGGATCAAGCATATTTTCAGTTAATACCACCACGAAATCATCTGCTGCTTCTTGAAACCCACCTGCAATATGCGGTCTTAATGCTTCCCATATTTCCAATGATAAATCTAAACTCATATTCTATTCCTCTGTTGTAATTTCTTTAGGGTTATTTAT